CTTGCGGAACATTGCCATCCTGCCAATCATGATCTGGAAACGCTTTTCTAACCGTTTCATCAATCTGTCTAAAGTATTCAGAGGAGTTTGGTGCTACTCCCTGCTTTACCAGAGAAGCATGTTTCCCGTAGGCAAGAGAGGTCATTTCTTCATAACCATCCTGCATAAACCACGGATTTTTTGCTGCCCATTCTTTTGTCTCTGGATCGGGTGTCGGTGCTTGCTGAACGGGTTGCTGAACTGGTTGTCGAGCAGGCTGTTGTGCTGGTTGCGGTGGTTGCCAGTTTTCCTGTTGAGGTGCTGGCTGATTGCTCATGCTCTGAGCGTATCTGTCAGCTTCGGTCAACTCCGCTGTCGCTTTAGTCAGGGCTTCCTGAGCGTTAACCACATTATCTGTGTCACCCTCTTCGTAAGCTTTCCTGTACTGTTCTTTTGCCTGATCAACGGCCATAGCCGCACGTTCTTTTACCTGGCCGATAAGAGCTTGCTCTCCTCTACCGATCAAAGACTCGTATTCTCTGTTTTTCTCTGCTATCTGCTGGGCAACACGAAAAGCTTCATCTCGCTCCTGAATAGCAGACTTCGTTCTACGCTTCTCTTCATGAGATTCGTATTTCAGCTTGTTGATTCTTTTCTGAACCCTCTTGCTGTAATTAGGTAGCTCGTCATCTGTCAACTCGCTTTCTTCAGAAGCTTCAACTAATTCTGCTTCTTCTATCGGCTCATCTTGCTGACCACCTATTTTGGTGCGTACACCAAAGAACTTATCTTCTTCTGTCTGAACTGATTCTTGTTCGCTCATGCCTTGACAATCCCCCTTGGGTCTTCGACTACAGCTTCAACACTGTCATCGTTGATTAATCTGAACTCTTTTCCGTGGATTTTAAATCTAGTGCCGCTGTATGAGCGCATCAGAATCCAATCCCCTTTCTTGCAGAAAGGCCCAGTTGGAAATCTTCTATCATCCTTGTAGCAATCTGGTCCTAGTTTCAGGACAAACCCTACAATAGATCCGATCTCCTCCTCATAGAGAGTCTTGTTAGACTTGATAATACCGCCATCATACTCCTTTTCGGGGTCTGGCAGTGCGATCAGTATTTTGTATCCCGAAGGATCAGGCATCTGATGCGCCTGTCGAGCCTCCTCAGACTCGTCTTCTTTGTAATCCGCTAGCCATTCTTCAGTTGTCTGATTTTCAGGCTGCTTCTTATCTTTTGCTAATGCTTCCATTAGAGTTTCCTAGCACTGGAGAAAAGCGTCCAGAGTCGCTTGCGCTGTCAAATACAGCGTTGTTATTTCTTGGCTCAATATGATGTCTTCTTCCGCAGCCTCTGCATTTGGATGCAAGAGTTCCATCTTTGAGTTCCCAGTATGGGAGCATCACACCCCCACAAGGACAAATCATGTTACGTTATTCCTCGTATTTTGATTTCAGGTCGAGTATTTCTCTCTCCGCTACTGCCAGGCCTTCAATAATTCCACAGCATTTTGCGTAGTCTTCGATTGTTTTACAACCCCCACCGCTTACATGATCTGCCATTTCGTTCATCTGTGTCCTTAAAACACCCCTTAAATGGTCAAATATGTTTTTTTCAGAGAAATCACTCATCCATTATATCTTTCATTATCTCGACACCAAGTTTCGCACCTTCGACTTGTTCTTGAGATGCAATACGTTTATTTTCCAGTTGATCTCTGTCGTTGTCTTCCGAAATACGGACTGCTAATTTAGCTTTTTCTAAATTCATATCCTGATCAATTCTTTGTTGATCAAGCTGAGACTTCATCATTGCCTTCTGGGTTTCAAGCTGTAGCCTTGCCTGATCTATCATAGCCTTGCTCTGGGCTTCCATTTCCTTGATTTGAAGTTCTTTCTGTTGCATCTGAACCACAGGATCTTCCATCATCTGTTGATTCTCTTGCATTTGCTGTTCTTGCTGGTGCTTGCCAAGCAACTGTGCCGCTGCCGGTGCTGCAAGCTCTGCTATTCTGTATTCGATATCTTCAGGCAGCTTTTCGCCAGGCAAAGGAAGCTTCGTGCCAAGTTCTTTTTCTATCTGCTGTCGGTACAGGAAAGCCATATGTTCCTGTATATGAGCGTAGAAAGCCGCTTGTATCTTTCCTGCATCGGGTGCTTGTGCTATTAATTCCTGTATCTTCGGATCTTGCATCGCAGACATATGAACCTGTATGTGCGCTTCGTGATCCTGATAGTAGTATGCCTTCACAGGCTTGCCGTTTATGATGTCCATATTCTCTGATACAGGGTCTGTAGGCGGTATATCGTCTTCTGTTGGTACAATCTTGTCTGCATCCCTGATATTAAGCACTTCAAGCATCTGACGGTGCAATAATGGCAGGTCATACATCTGTGGTGCTTGTGCAGATAGCTGTAATGCCGCCTGATACTGCATAATTCTCTGTGCCATCGTCCCTGCATTGGGATCACTTACCGGAATAATGTCTATCCGGTCATCAAAGTCCTCTGAAACAGGAATTTCACTGTCCATAAGGTACGGATACGCCTGTGGGCCGTAATCTCGCACCAGATTCGACAATAATTTCAGTTCATCACGCATTGAGGCGTGTAATCTGGCCTGAACTGCGCTCATAACCTTCATTGAACGCTCCAGAATCGCCAGAGTTGTCCCAACCGGAGCTTCTGAGTTCATATCTGCCGCTTTTACGTCAGCCGCAGACGCAAATCTTCGTCCTTCCTCTACAATATTGCCCAGAAGCTGGTACAAAACACTGCTTGGCTCTTTGTAAGGCAGGAAACTGATGTTTTCTTTGATCGAACCACCCGGAACGTCTACATCTCTGAACTCACCAGGCATAATCGGGGTGTCATCACCCTTGATTCGTAGCCCTCTGGCCTTCAAACCGCCAGGTAGGTTGCTCAAAGTGCCTGCATCTACCAGTTGTCGGAGCAAAGAGGTGGCTGATTTAGCCAGACCACCAATCATATGGATCAATCCGAAGCCATAAAAGCCCAGACCGGGGATATACTGGTAGTGAACAAAGTGTTCTCGCTTGTTTTTGTACTGATCCGACTCGTACCAGTTGCGCCTGATAGCAAGAATCGCTCTTGATCCCAGATCGATGGTCACTACATAAGGCAGACTAATGCCTGTTAGCTCACCATTGCGGGAATCTTCAAAACCGGGGAGATCCAGATTTACCTGCATTTCCAGTAATGTGTGTCTTGAGTCAGATTCGTAGCTTCCGCTGTCTCCTGTAAGCTCGTTGTACTTCTCTTTTACACGATCAGGGTCTGATGCCGCTTCCTGCAAGTCTATATCAAGGTAGAATCCTGACACCTGAAGCTTTCTGATGTCGTTAGGACTCTTCTTCATCACATGCGTAGCACGTTCACAGGTAACCAGATCAGATGCACCATAGCTTACTACGAAATCTTCGGCAGGAACGAACATGCTGCAAGGTCTTCCCATTGTCGGATCGTAGTAAACTTTCCTGAACGCAGAGCCAGCCAGAGGTAGCGAAAACAGCATCCTCTCCGTTTCGGTGCGATATTCTGTCATCTTCTCGGTGACAAGATAGTTCAGGTAATCCTTAACACGATGAGCCTGTTTTTCCTTCTCGTCATTAATTGCCCCGACAATACTTGTCTTTACAGGGCCACTAGCAGGAAACAGTTCCTGTATCGACTGAGACTGAAATCTGATTACTGCCTCTGTAAGAAGAGGATGGAAAACACCACACGCTCCATCCCAGGGGGTAGTTCTTTCTTCATGCTTCAGACCAAGCAGTTCAAGCCCGTCTATGTAAGACCTTTCCCAATCTGCTCTGCTTTCCTTATCTGTCTTGTACTGGCCCACCAGATCAGAAGCCATAAGATTAAGATCTTTCGGATCAACCACTTCTGCTAGATTTGCATCATGGGACATGCCCATCATCTCCCCCATACCGGGATCAAATTCAATCAGAACGCCACCATCGGGCGTTTCAATAGAAACCGAATCAGGGTTTTCTATTTCGATCTCGACCTGACCCATATCCTGATTTACAGGAAGGGGCGTACCCAAGGGGCGTTCAATAGCCATTTAGCCATTCTTCCTGAAATACTGGGTTCTTGCCGCACCAGATCCTCTGGCAACTGTCTTTTTAGGCACAGGCGCACCGCTAGAGGAGAAAACCTTTCCTCCCTTTTTGTATTCTTTCTTCTTTGTCTTCATCGGTTTTTTCGATGTGCTGTCATATTTACTAGGCATTATTTCCCCTTACGTTAAATTTTGTCGCACAAATTAATCTAATAATACTCTGCCCGTCTGGAATAAAAGGGTTCTTCATCCTCATCAGACCCCAGACGCAGGAACCCTCCCTGTCTGAACCGGAGCAATGCCTGTGTTGAAGAGTCAACCAGATCATCATGTTCGCCTGCCGGAAAGGATGCAAACTCTTCTATCACCTCTTCCGCAAACCTGGTCTCGGGACACCAGACAATGCCAGATGCAAATAGATCTGACACTGCGTTAACCCTTGAGATCTTGTCGTTTCCTCTGCTTGGCGTGTATTCGGATACAGGAATGCCCATTGCTCTCAGTTCAAATATGAGAGGGGTTCCAGCCGCCTTTGCTTCAACGATACAGGCATCGGGTTCAAATTCATTATAGAACTCGAACGCACATTTCTTTAGCTCAGGAAACTCCAGCCTTTCTTTGTATGCATCAAGTAATATGATGTTGGGCTGTGTGACTCCTGTGTCATCCGGGTGATAAAATACCCCCCAGGTGGTGCAAGCAGAATAGTCTGCCCGTTGTGTTTTCAGAAAAGCGGTATCCCATGACTGAATGATAAACTCGCACTGAGGCGGTTTTTCGCTCTCCCATTTCTTCCACCATTCTCTTTTAACTAATGCGCTCTCTTCAGAGGACGGATCTTGTTGATATTGCGCTTGCCACTTAGGCGCAGGCAGTTCACTACGCAGAGCTTCCAGTTCCGTTAAAGACCAGAACTCGGGCCATAGTGCCTTGCCAGAAGGCATAATTGCAGGAAATTCTATGACTTCCCATTCATCCATTCCTTCTCTCTGAACAGATGTTTTAACTATCTTTCCTGTTAGATCTCTTTTGTGCCAGCGAGTCATCACTATAATGATGGCCCCGCCTGGCTGTAATCTCTGTCTCGGACCTGATGTATACCACTCATAAACTTTATCGTAGACATCTGGGTTGTATTGCCCTAACTGTGCCTCCTG